AAATCAAAGGTTTGGTAGAGAGTAGAGGTTTATATGGCTGACTTGTCTCAACTTTCTCAAGAAGATTTAGTTTCCCTGCGGAACAGAAACTTTGACTCTATATCTGAGGAAGGCAAAAGAATTATACAGGCTATTGAATTACCACAGCCTGAAGTAGAAGAACCTAAAGAAGACGCAAGTGCGTTTAAACGGTTTGCTTATGCCTACGAAAGCGCAGACACAGACATAGGAAACCTAGCAAGATATGTGAAGGGCAAGTTTGGATTAGGAGAATTTGGCTGGGACGCAGAGGAAGGCATTACATATAAGTCAGCAGAAGAAGCGTATGGCCCGGCTTACGTTAATGCCAGTGAAGAAGATAGACTGAAGGTTTTGCAGGCTTTAGAAGATAAAGAGCTTGCAGAAAAGTATCCTGTCTTATCTCAACAAGAAGGTATGGGCGGTGTTGCGGGATTCTTTGGAACGCTTACTGGCTCTCTAATGTCTCCGACCACTTTGATTCCTGTTGGTGCTGGAGCTAAAGCCACATATAAAGGTCTTGCTCTTGCTGGCGGCGGCTTTGGCTTAGAATACAACGTTTTAGAACAGTTGGCGTCTACTGCTAAGGTAGACCCAAAAGAAGCTGCTGTTGCCACTGGTGTAAGTGCTATAGCTACTCCCGCTTTAGTTGGAAGTTTAAGAGCTTTGTCCGTTCCTGCAAAGGCTGCTCTGTTTGGCAGACAGTCAACACAAGAAAGAAGCACTGCAACAAAACTTGCTTATGAAATGCAGGATATTATTAATCAAAGGATTTCGGCAGAGGGGCCAGAGGTTGCTGGCTCTGTTTCCCAAGCCGTAATAATGGATGATGTGCTAGGAGAAATATCTGGCAAGATGGGTCTTAGCAGAAGCGAGATTCAGCAAACACTAATTAAGTCTGACTATAAACCCAAAGTTCATCAAACTAAAACCGCTGCTTCTTTAGCAATTAAAGACCAAGCCTCCGCTGCTAACCCTGTTGTTGGTAGGGGCATCATGCAGGGTCTTAGAGATTTTGCTGGCGTAGTATCTACTGAAGTGTCAAGAATAAGCCCCAAGGTTGGCGGTATGCTCAAGAGGGCAGACGCAGAGCAGGGTGTAAAACTTGGTGGGTACATGGACAGGGCGCAACCATTTTTAAACCTTATGTCTAAGGTTAAAGGCAAGGCCAAGTTAGATGCGTCAAGGCACTTAGCAAACGGAAACTTTGAGGCTGCTTCAACAATATTATCTAAGGCAGATGTTAAAGCTCCACAGATATTGACCGCTACCAGAACTCTGCTTGATGACCTACAGGGTGAGCTACGAGGTGTAGGTTATGGGGTTGGAGATATTCTTAATTACTTTCCAAGAAAGGCTATTGATTACAAGAAAGTCCTTGAAAGAACTGGAAGAGAATTTAAAGAGCCTATTGAAAGAGAACTAGGCAAAAGGGCTAAAGCCCTTGGGTTTGATGATGTTGATGACCTTTCTGTAGATGAGATAGAAGATGCAATTACATCTGTAATGAGACAAGGAACAAAGCAATTCAACCCTGCTAACAGGTCTTTATCAACAAAGCAGAGACAGTATTTAGAAATTACTGAAGACATGATTGACCTGTATAAAAGCCCTGAATCTGCGTTGCGCGACCACATAGAAGGTGTTGTAGGCCAGGTTGCCAAGAGGCAATTTTTTGGTAAAGCAGCAACAAACAAAGGCGTAAGAAACATAGACCTAGATAACTCAGTAAACAAGCTGATAGCTCAAGAGATTGACGCTAAGAATATGTCAACAAAAGACTTTGCCAAAATGAAAGAACTTCTACAGGCAAGGTTCGGAATGGGTGAGCAGAAAGGAGGGGCGGCTAGTAATGTAGTTAAGAACCTTACTTACCAAATGACTATTGCTAACCCTATGTCAGCATTAACCCAGATAGCAGACCTTGGTATGTCAGTGTTTGCTAACGGATTGCTGCCAACCATACAGGGTATGTTGGGAAGAAGAGCTATAAAGCTGTCTGACCTTGGGTTAGACAATGTAATCTCTACAGAGTTTGGGTCTGTTGGCACGCTAGCCAGACTGTTGGACAGGACGTTTAAACTCTCTGGCTTCAAAGCTATTGATAAGCTAGGTAAAGAGACAATAGTAAATGCTGCTTATAGAAAATTTACTAGAATGTCTAAGAGCGATAAGGGTGTACAAGAACTCAGAAATCGTTTCGGAACTATGCTGGACAATGAGTTCAAGAGTACCATTGATGACTTGAGAGCAGGCAACATTACAGACAATGTAAAGATGATGATGTTTTCTGAGCTAACAAACTTCCAACCTGTAGCTCTGTCAGAGATGCCCCTTAAATATTTGCAGAACCCTAACGGAAGAATCTTTTATGCCCTGAAGTCTTTTACAATCAAACAGCTTGATGTAATTAGAAGAGACATTATCCAACAATATACTAAGGGGAATAACAAAGAAGCAAGTAAGAAGCTGCTTGCATACATGACTATTATTCCTTTGTCTGGTGCTACGGTTCAGGAAGTTAAAGACTTTATCTCTAGGGGTAATGAGATAACTGTTGATGATATTCCAGACCAGTACATCACAAGCCTGCTAAAGACTATGGGTACGTCTAGGTACGTTGTTGAGAATCACCTTACCCAAGGAAAGATTACCCCAGCTATAGGGGAGATGGTTCTACCTCCAGTCAGCTTAATAGATGCTTTGGGCGAGGACTTGGCTAATGTTTTGTCTGGAGAGCTTACGGCTAAGGAGTCAAATGCTTTGGCAAGAGTTCCCGTATTCGGAAGACTGGTACAAGACATTATGCTTGGGGCTAGAGAGGACAAGCGTATACAAGACATTCTTCGTGATTAAGCTTTGAGGCAGTGCGGCATCCTGGTTTCCTCCACCCTCGCCTTTGGGTGCCGTACTGACCTCACCTTAATGTAGCTCCTTATCCATTACCTCTTTGTATCTCATAGAGATGAACATGCTGAACAACTCATCTACTGTATTATTCTCCTCCATGAAGTCTGAGTAATCCCTCACCATCATTGCTAGAGTCCCTATCGCCCTCTGCTCCGCCCCCTCCAAATAGGGCAAGTTGTCGTTCACCCACTTCGCCAGTTCCTCCGGCTCCATGGGGTCCACCTCTACACTCTGGGTTTCCTGTTTCAAGCCAACATACTCCGCATATCATTCTTTCGCCACTTCCCAAACCAAGGACAGAACCAACCTCTAACTAATAGTTCATCCTCTCTATCGTAGATGATTAACATCTTATTCCCACATTCACAGATTTGTTTTAAGTTCATTCTTCTATCGGCTTCCAAGTTAACACGTCAATTGGAGGGGTTAAGCTCTTAGCAAACACCCTAGAAAAATTACACATATGTCTGGTAGTACAGGTATTGCATGGGCCTATACCAGTGTAGGCGTGTTCTCCTTGATTATGGTATCCGTAGAGAACAAAGGGAACCCTAGTAAATACAAACTTCTCTGCAATCTGCATAAATATATCTGCGTCTTCACAAGGGTAGGCTAGGTCAACATTGTATCCGTTGGTTTTGTCGTAGGCACTTCTTCTAAACATTCCAAAGTGTCTCCACCCATACTGACTAAGCGGCTCTCCGTAATTCTTATGAGCTATATAACCAGAAGGCAAGTTGTCCTCAATATATGCCATATCACTGTAAGCAAACCCTATCTCTGGATTTCCCTGGAAAGCATCTACCATTAACCTAACCGCATCTGGGTATAAGAAGTCATCATTATCTAAATGAGCTATCAATTCACCAGTTGTATTTTTGAAAGCCTCAAGCCTATTCTTTGATATACCAAGATTCCTCTTATTCCTGTAGACCTTTATTCTTTTATCAGTCATGGCTAACCCAACAGCCATCTCATAAGTCCCGTCTGTAGAATGGTCATCTTGTAAGATAAGCTCCCAGTATGGATAGCTTTGGTTGATAACGCTTTGAACCGCCCTTTTAAGCAGTTGGGTTCTACCGTTATACATTATAGTAATGATAGATACCTTTGGCTTACCTTCTAAGTTAAATGGCATCTTCTAATTCCTTGTTCTTTCTCCTCAATTCTTTGACCATATCTTCTAGGTCAGGTCTGAAATATTTAATCGGTTTCCTGGAGTCTAGTAACATCTGATCGCAGAAGTCATCCCCATACATACTCCTCATGTACTTAGAGTAACCTTCTCTAACGTGAGTCCTGTGCCTCATCCCATATTGATTACACCCTTTACACTGGGGGTGTATGTTCTCCTCCATAATCTTAGTGGCCTGTTTACCCCTTTCTATCCAATGCCCACCCTGCATATCCTTCCAGTGGAACCACTTATTACATGATACACACTCTATAAAGCCACTCTTATCAGCAGCTACAGCCGCCTTTAATCTAACGTGCTTCTGTAACAACTTAGCTACATCATCTATCAAGGCTCTAAGTGTTTTCTTTCGCATATCACTCTCTTAAATATTCTAAGTTAGGCTCTATAACCTCGCTCTCTATGAGCAGGTCTATGTAGTGTTTAGCTTTCCTCAAGTCCTCAACACCATTCTTACTCCTCCACCTAGTAACATACTTAACCACGTTGGCTTCACAGTAACTTAAATCGTTAGCCTGGATATACTCTATGGGTTGGATTTTAAAATCCTTATAATGATTCCCACCTACTTGTATGTCTTTTGCTTTCATAAGTAATCTAGGTTATCAGTAACCTCTCCGTTTCTCTTCTTCTGTTGGTGTTCCGTAGCTCTCTTCATGGCTAGTATCTTGTTGGACTCATCATAGGCATTCCAATTAATCACATCTTTGTAATACCTACCACAACCTACACACCAGATACTCCCAACGGTAGAGGTGGAACATATACCTCTGCAGGGATTCCTAACCTTAGCTACACCTTCAACAAAGGGCATACGATTGGAAAGTGTTTGTTTACACATATCTCTACTGGCCTCCCATATCTTTCTGCCAGCTTTTCACAGTAAGTGCGAGAAGGGTTGATGTCATCTTTCTTGTGATAGATGCACTGTTGGCAGTTTTCAATAATGTTAAGTTCGCTCAGTTGTCTCATGGTGTTACCGTTACTCTACTAATCTCGCCTTTACTTTTGTCATAAGTGATTGCTAATGCGCCCCTTTGGGAGTGTTCAAATCCCCTGGCGCCATAGGCATCTCTAGCGTTTAACGTAGGATGTCTCTCTATCACCGCACCGGATACCTCTACTACTTCTTTGGTATGGTAGTGTCCTGTACTAATGTATATATATTCAGTGTTCGCCATCTGACTACGGAACCTTGGCTCAGAGAAGAACTTGCCAGCCAATCCTCTAATCTTAGTTAGGTGTCCATGATGCCATCCTAAAAAGACGTTACCCCAAGTAAATGAGTAGTATGGGAACACACTATCATCCACGGTGACTCTCTTGTTCTTTTTAAATGCCATCTTCATTATGGCCTGTAACCAAACAGACCCAGTTAAATCATGATTACCCTCGCACATTACTACATGAACGTGTTTATGCTTGTGTAATAGCATTTCTACCGCCCGTACGCAGGTTTCTACGGCGACTTGGACTAGCTTAGGGTATCTACCGTCTGAATCAAGAACGTGCTTATTTAGTGGGGTTACGGAGGTCAGACCATCCCAATGTAGGAAGTCTCCCATTTGAACGAATACTGCTTGTTCGGAGTCTGGGGTTCCGTTAATCATATCCCCGAATGCTTTGTATAAAGTATCCTCTGCAATCTTAATATCCCAATCAGCACCAGTCTCCTCATTCCAGGAGTATGCGCCTATGTGATAGTCAGTGATTGTGTACACTGAGCATAAGTCTGCATTAACTTTCTTAGGAGATTTGATTACAGGCCAAGGTTTTATATTCTGAGTGAGGTTTTCACATAGCTCCCTCATTATTTCTTCTTGTCTTTCTTTATCTACCTCAGTCTTGACCCATTGGATTTTAGTATTGCCATCAGAATCAAGGAGTGTTGATTTCCCCTTTACCTTATACCCGTCTGGGACATGATTATCTGACTTCTGCCAGCCTTTCTTGGCTGCGTTTATTTCGACAGTTCTCTTAGATGACCTGATGTTGAATTCACTACATCCAAGCTCCTTAGCAGCAGCAGCAGAAGTTCCAAACTCTATCCAAGCAGTAAGGTATTCTCTTTGCTTCTTTGTTTCGCAATACTCTAATAGTTGCGGGTCTGGAGCAGACCTGACAGATACGTTGTCCCATTTATCGCCCATAGTTATTCCTTAACTGGTTTTAATGTGTCAAAGTAAAGGTCATTCATTAGGCAGTCCCTTGCTCTCAATGACCTCATTCTTAAATCGTGTGCGGTATCAAGTTTTTTTCCTATGAATGTCTCTTCATAAAACGCAAACCTTCTTGACAGAAGTTCAATGCTGAATTCCTTGGACATCAAGGAGAATCCACTATTGCCAATATCTCTTATGTCTTCCTTTTGATTACATGCCAATAAATATGGCTTGTTCTTTTCTATGTATGATATTTCCTTATCAGTAAACGCTCTCCTACTCTCGTTAAGAAGTTTCATCTCATTCGGTGTTAGTTCTTCAGCTAACGCTTCTTTTACTTTTTCTTTATTAACTATTTTGAGCTTTCGTTTTTTCAAGGTATTCCCCCTTTGCTTCTAAAATTAATCCATCTTTGGCACAGAAGTTTTGCATCCAATCTAAAAAGAATGTCATCTCCCCTACAGTCCAGTTAGAAGAACTTGTAACCTCTGCCTTCTCGCCTCCCTCTGGGTTCTTAATAAACCTAAGAAGAAACTTCTCCTTAGTGTCGCTATAACACTTAGTTTTAAGCCACCGATTCATGCCTTCGTACATGGCCTCATCAACGTCTTCTGTCTTCCAGTTATGCTTTGCAGCCTCTCTTATCCAAATCGCTTTAAGGGCTTTCTGAGACAGGGAGGAGAGGGTGAAGTCCTCCACCTTCATCCCCCCATCAGAGTAGGCTATG